GCCAATATTGCCATGCGGAAAATGATTATCATGCTCAAAGAGATCAAGCAGGTAGCCAGAGATATGTTGGCATGGATATTTGACGATTGGAAAGAGATAACCGGAGTAGAAGAGAGTGTTCAGTATTTCTTTTCGGATATGGATCTGTCGGATGAAAAGGAAGTTCGCAAAATGCTCATTGAACTCTATGACAGGAATCTTATTTCTAAAAACACCTTGCAGACCAAAATGGACTTGAATCCCCAGATAGAAAAGACCAACCGCCAGCAGGAAAAAAGTATTGTGGATATGACCTGGGATGTAAAAGATATCGTTTCCATGGTGCAGCTTGGGATTATGTCGGTGGAGACATCACAGGAGATTTTAGGTTTAGATCCGAAGCAAGAAGGTGAGAGAGCTAAGCGAACAGAAGCCAGTGACATAACGGAAATGTTTGCTTCAGGGAATGTGTTTAATTCAGAACATACATGCGGAGACTGTGTTTATTGGGACGGCAGCAGCAATCATTGCTCTGTCCACCTAACAGAAAAAACGTTTGATGATCGTTTCTGCAGACAATTCTCAATTGGAGAGTTGGATGTCAGCCCAAGCACAGCAGATACTATCTGAAACCCTAAAATCATATCAGGCTCGCAATCTTTATACCGAGCAACAGGTGGCCGGTATGGTGGAACTTTTAAAAAAAGGGGAGCTTTCCATCAAATCCCAACTGGTTAAATATTCAGAAATTTCAGATTTAACTCCGGGCCAGAAAGTATTTCAATCTCGGTTAAAAGGATTACAGAGTGATTTAACGAAGACCCTATCCCAAGTAAAAAAAGACCAGACTTTGCTTATAACCACCGCCACGAAATCAAGTTTCCAAAGCGGAGTCCAAAATGGAATCTCGGAACTCAAAAATGCAAAATTCCCACGATGGGATATTTTGAGTTCTACAGATGAACAATTATTAGCAAAACAAGTGATGAGCTTGATTGACAGAAACGCATTGGATTTTATGGTGCGTTTTAATGTTCAGCTGGTTGGCAATGTCCATAAAGAACTTCTAAATGGAATCAAGCAGGGAATTACACTTGGCATCATCAAAGGCGATTCTATTGCAACGATCTCCAAAGGCTTGGGAAGTATCATTACTGACCCTGCTTCATTTAGAAGAGCAGGCAAGACTGTATTTAAGACCGCACAGCAAAGGTTAGAACTCATTACCCGAACGGAAACCTTAAGAGCCCACAATCAGGGCAGACTCAAATTCTTCGATACCATAAACGTTCGGCGTGTTAAATGGATGGCGGTGGGAGATGAAAGGATGTGTCCGGTCTGTGGTGGACTCGATGGGAAAGAATTTAATATAGACAACATGCCACCTATCCCTGCTCATCCGGCCTGTCGCTGTACCACAGTGGCAGCCAGAGCCAGAGTTTGTAAAGATACTCTAAAAGCTTACAGTGATTTAAAAATAGAAACGATTTTGACAATTCCACTAACTGCGGTAGCAGACAAGAATGTTGATTGCATTTTAGTCCCGGAGCAGATCGAAGAGCTTGCTAAACATGCCAAACAGGAAAAGTCTCACTTAAATAAAATCATTCAGGATGGTAAGTACAGTTTACTCAATGGCAAGACACTCCAAAAGCTTGCTCAACAACGTGGGATAGCCGTCACCAGAAGCAAATTGGATATGATCAAACTTTTAGATCCGTTAGAACCGGGTTGGGATCTTAATGCCATGAAAACCAAGTCATTGAAAGTGTTAATGAAAAAGCATCACATCTCTGTTTTGCGAAGTAAAGATGATCTAGTAAAACTTCTTAAAGAGTGGGACAAAATTCATCAGATACAGATACCGGATTATGGAAAATGGTCAATCTTAAAACTCCGTGATGAAGCAAAAGCAAACGGTATCTCGGTTATGCGCACCAAGGATGACTTAATTAAGATGCTGGATTCTATTGAGCCGGGTGTTCCCCACTCTCATTTAAAAGGGAATGCATTACAATTAAAATTAAAAGAATACAATATCGGCAAGGTGAGAACCAAAGATGAGCTTATTGGACTGCTCACCGGCAAAGCAAAACAGGGACAGGCTATTTCTAAAGCGGATGATCTAATCAAGAAGCAATTAGCTGACCAGATCAAAAAAGCCAAAAAAGAATTAGATGAAATTATAGATATTTTAAAGCCCCATGAGATTATCGCTAACCCCACACAGCTGGATGACTTCATGAAATCCTATATCAAAGGCTATGAGATACTAGCCAAGAACAACAAAAATCTCCTGCCAGAAGATATGGGTGCTTACATCGCCAAACTGGACTCTGCTTTTGACACTTGGGATAATTACATCCAATCTTTGAAATCCGTCCAGCTTAAAAAAATCGTCAAACAGGCGGGCTTGGAAAAATGGCAATGGATGAACAAAGACGAGATGATCATCATGCTTACTGCCAAGGATACAGCCAGCAAAGAAGCAGCCATGGAATCGGTTCTCATCAAATGGGAGAAATGGAGTCTTAAGCATGGTGGTAAGGGGATTAAATCAAAACCCAAAATCACAAAAGTTGATATCCCTAAAGTTGAAGTTCCCAAAGTTGATGTCGGAAAACCCATTGGCTGGAATAAAGTGGACAGCGATTGGGTGGCTTACGAGAAAACAGATCCGTTTAAGTTTCAAGGCAGGGCTGATATTGACGGAGCTCATACCAAGTATTTCTTTACTGATAAGCAAGGTGACAAGTGGCTGTTTAAACCGGTGAGCGAAACATTCCGGGCACATGGGGATGAGGTGGCTTACCGCATTGGAAGGCTCATTGATGATCAAGCGGTGGATGTGAGATTTGTTCAGTTAAATGTTCCAGGCAGAGGGAATATGAAAGGCTCTATCCAGAAATGGAAGACCGGGTTAAAAGATGAATTTGATTTTAGAAATACCAATGTAAGCAAACTCACAAAAGATGAATTAGAACAACTCCAAAGAGAACACGTGATTGACTGGCTTATTGGGAACCACGATTCTCATGGGAAGCAGTTTATTAGGCATAGCGACGGTCAGGTCTATGGGATAGACAAGGGACAGCTATACAAATTCATGGGCAAGGATAAACTGGATATTGACTACTGGCCGAATGAACGTTGGGGTGAAAAAGAACCGATTTACAATACCATCTTTCGCAGCTTTCAAAACAAAGAACTCAATGTGGATTTGAATGCATCACTTCACTATATCAAACAGGTTGAGCAGATTACAGATGATGCATTTTTAGACATTTTAAAACCCTATGCTGAAGGACGATTCGGGAAAAATAGTGCAAATTTAAAAGCATTCTACCAGCAGGCTCTTCATCGTAAAAATCACATTAGAGAAGATTTTGAAGAATTCTATTCCAGAGTCTTATCCAAAAGAAACGGCAAGAAAACCAAATTCAAATTTGAAGAAGTAAAAACAGGGAAAGTAAAACTTACCAAGGAAGCGGAAGAGATTGTGGATGATGCAGTTGAAGCGGGATGGCAAGGAAAAGCGTTACCTCTGGATGGGGATGACATAGAAGATTTAAATGGTCTGGTCTATGTAGAGAAAATCAAAGGAACAAACAAGACTCAGGTAAACCTAAGAATGAAAGTCAGACCTGAGTCTGAAAAGAAATTGCTGTCACTTTTGGATGATTCTTTAGATACCATAACAGATATAAAAGGACAGCCATTGAAGGAGGATTCATTTTACAATGATATTCTTGCCGGGGTTAAAACCTTGAACCATCATATTAAAGATGGTGACTTTGCTTATAACGATAAAACGTTAAAAATCATCCGCCGCTATCAACGGGAACTTCGAACATTAAAGAAATCATCCGACCCGGAAATATCCCAGATGGCACAGCATTACTTAAAAGCAGTGAATAAAGTTTTAAAAGGGGTCAAGGAGAATAAGAAATACACTGGAAGATTTACACAGTATCTCCGCAAGACTGATGTACCGAAACCCAAAAAGAAACAGACACTTCCCTTTAGAAAACAGAAAGTCTTATATGAACACAAGCAAAACAAAAAAGGTGACATCATCATTGAAAAAACCAAGGATGATGATTTAAGAAAGGTTATGAGAAGAGATACTGCAAAAGATGGATTGGAATATCGGATTGATCTGGGGGATGGTGTAGAAGCAGTTTATAAGCCGTGGCATGACAGAAACTATTATGCTCACCAAGGAGAGCTGGAACTGAAAATTACCGGAAGCCCGAATAGTAAAACCATTGAGTCTCTCATTGACAAATTAAATAAATTGGGATTAGATGGACGCTTGGCCTCAAAGACAGATCAGGAACTCATGTATTTACACAAACAGGCCTATCTGATTAAGGAAGATATGGAGCCCGGGTATAAACATCTGATGAATAAACTCAATAACTCAAGTGCCACAAAAGAAGAGCGTATAAAAGCTATGAAAACATATTGGGCAAGTAAATTAGGCGTGAATGATATCTCAAAGCTTCCCGACTATAATCCCTATGGTGAATATTCATTGAGTTCAAACCCTGCACGTAAAAAGGTGTTTAACAAAACAGCCGGTTATAAAAATACATTTAGGTTTGATGTAAGTGCAAAAGAATTAGATCAAGAATTGGATGGGTTGGGGTTATATCATAAGGTTACCAGAGGACGAGATATGAGCAATACCATTGATGCGGTTCTTGCAAATAACGGTGCATTTGTGTCCACAGTTGAAAAGATCAGGATGGGGGTTCCGGTTGGGGGAATGAGTCCATTAGATGATATGGGTAGTGGCGGAGCCTCTTACTTTTTTACACGGATCAGGCAGTTGCCAAGTACCCGGGAAGCGGGTGAAGTGGGAATTTATTTTAAGAAGAAAATGATTCGCAGATTAGATGCTATTACCTACGATGCGGATAAATATGGAAGGGTGACTGGGAGTTCCGTGAGAGATAACCGATATCATAATCTGAATATGTTTAAGACCATCGCCAGAAGCGGAAGATCAGATGAGACGATTTTTAAAAACTCAGTTACATTACTGGATAATGTTGACTATATCAATGTCTATGGCAGAGACAATAAAAACAAACTCGTTGCAGTATTTAATAAACACGGAATCAAAAAACTACCGGATGGTCGTCGAATAGAAGACGTAATTTTGGTTATGGGGAAAAGATAATGGATTTAAAAATTCAAATCAAAAACGAAAAGAAAAGAGTCAATGAATTGATTCAAAAAATCATGGACTCCAGTCGTTTGGAAACCACCAAGGGTGACAGTGAATATTTAATTCGTGATTGGCAGGATTTTAAAGGAGAAGACATTGGCGGAAAGCTTGGTGTGTATGATTATGACACTCCCCATTTTAAAAGAAAGAATTATGTGCTAACGAGTGTATTAGACAGTTTTGAGATTGTGGAAGTCATTCCTATCATGGATAATTCAGGCAATCTTAAATCTTACGAGTATTACGGCTACTGGTCACCATTTTGGTTTTTAGAAAGCGGGTGGCAGGTCAATCATGCATCGTGTTTTACAGAGATAAAACAAGTTCAGGGTGGAATCGAATTTATCGGCACTGGAGATTTTAAAGGTAATTATGATTTAATTCTCTCAACCATTGAAGTTGAAATCGATGAGCGTGATGCAGAGATGGTGAAAGAGTGGAATGCGTTTAAAAAAGAAAATCCCAAGAGATTAAAACTGGCACGCCAGCAAGTAAGAGAAGAATTTGTGGATTCTATTATTCGCAAAGGGTGGTTAAATGAAAATTAAAGAATATCAGATGAAGCAATACAAACTCATTGGAGAAAAGTATGTAGAAATCGGTCTTTGGACAATGTCATTTGACAGGATGAGTCTGGAGATTGAGATTGATGATGTATATCCTGACGACCAAGAAGAGGCTAACTGGATCATCAACCGATTGGTAGAAGCAGATAGCTTTCCACTGCCGGATGATTTTTTAGAACATTGGCAAGAGCAGATGAGTCCTTATGATGGTATGATGGGGAAGATTGAAAAAGTTGAAGTAAAATAATTGTGAGAAATTGAAATAATGTCTTAAATTCTTTGCGACGAAGAAGTAGCGTTATCCTGAATTTGTAAGGATAAAAGCGACAGAGCGGAAAAATTTGACCCGCCGGTGTTTGAAGAGAAGTTAAACACTGCGGGTTTTTTGTTTTATCCCGTGAAATCTGAAAGAATATTTCACCGGGATTATATGACCCACCGTTAGGCCTGACCAGGCTCCCGCAAAACCGATATCAAGGATTCGGATTTGCAAAATATTCCAGATATAGAAGTAGCAGAGTTTCTTGGCACGGACTTTCTGTCCTGTGAGATATTAGATGCTATTGCCCAAAAAGGGGATGACGTTGAAGAGTCTTCTGAACTACCGAAGTATATCACCAATTACATCGGCTCAAAGCAGAAGCTCATCGATTGGATCTGGCAGAATACGCCGGAAGACGTTAAGTCAGTCTTTGATGCATTTGGCGGGTCCAATGTTGTGGGATTCTTATATAAACGCAAAGGCCTTAAGGTCTTTACCAATGACCAATTAAAATATTCCTACCATATATCCAGAGCCATCATTGAGAACAATTCTGTTACGCTTTCTGATGATGAGATTGAAAACCTTGCTCAACCCAAATCCAATGCCGGCGATTTCATTCAACGCAATTTCAAGCACACCTTTTTTACACCTGAAGTTTTAAATATTTTAGATAGCCTGCGGGCAAACATCGACACCCTCAAAGGATACAAAAAAGACATCGCCCTTTTTGCATTGGGTAAAACCTGTATCTCCGGTAAGGGTGGTTTTGGACATTTCTCTTCTACCACCATGCATGGCAAACGCAGGTTTACCAAAAACCAGTTTATTGAACTCTATAAATCCAATTTAAAACGCATCAGCGACCTGGTCTTTGATAATGGACAGGAGAACAAAGCTTATAACGGTGAGATATTAGATATAGCCCCACAAGTAAAAGCAGACCTGGCTTATTTCGATCCTCCTTATGCCACCCATTTTTCCACCACCAATTATGAGACTGCCTACCATTTCGTGGAAGGTCTTATGACCATGTGGAAAGGCAAAGAGATTAAGGAAGATTCCAAAACAAAATCTTATCAAGTCTCATCCAAAACAGTAACTGAAAAAACAGCCAATGAGTTTTTTGAAAATTACTTAAACGCTTCCAAGCATATCAAATACTGGATCATCTCATATCGAGATAATGCTTACCCGTCCGAGCGGAAGATAAAGACCATTATAGATGACTTGAATAAAGATTCACGGATGAAAAGTCGTGATCATCATTATTCTTTATCATCTGCACACGGAGAAAACAGCGATGCCAAGGAACATATCTTTATCTGCGGTCCAAGGGGGTTTTTGAATCAGGCTAAGGCGAACGCTGAAACGGAAGAAGAAATAATAGCCGCAAAAGGCACAAAAGACACAGAAACTGTAGAAGAAATACTAATTGAAGAAGATTTTCTTTTTGCGTTAGCAGCTCGTCGCAGTGGTTATGAGAATAAACATACGGAAGATAAAACAAGAGTCTCCGGATATATGGGCAGTAAATATTTTGTTTTGGATTGGATCTGGCGGGCTGTTCCAAAAGAGATAAGAAACAACCCAAATGGCAAGGTGTTCTTTGATGCATTCTGCGGTGGAGCCAATGTGGCTTATTTCTTCAAGCAGAAAGGATTCAAGGTAATAACCAATGATTCACTTGATTTTCCCACCCATATTGCAAAAGCCGTTATTGAAAATAGTTCCGTTACCCTGACGGATGAAGACATAGAAATCCTGTTAAAAGAAAACAAATCAGCCGGGGATTTTGTGGTGAAAACATTCCACGGTTATTATTACACAAAACCCATATTAGAGTGGCTGGATAACATGTATGCCAATATCCAGAATCTAAAGGGATATAAAAAAGATTTGGCACTGTCTGCCATGGGTGCAACGGTTAAAGCCAAGGCACTTTTCGGAGAGTTTAAACGGAGTAAAAAAGGACTTAAAACATCTATTACAGAAAATAAGGCTAAAGACGATCGCTTTGGCAGATCTTCACTTGGAAACTTATCTGTCAAACAATTTGAACACACATTTAAATATTATGTAAAGAAATTCAATTCTCTGGTTTTTGATAACGGCCAGGAGAATAAAGTATACAAACAAGATACCTGGGATTTAATCCCGAAGGTAAAAGCCGACCTTGCTTATTTCGATCCGCCTTACGTAACAGAGTTTGAAGCCAACGATTATGAGAATGCCATGCATTTCGTGGAAGGCCTGATGACTATGTGGAAGGGTAAAGAAATTCAGGATAATGTCTTCAGAAATTATAAATCAACAACGAAGTATTCCAAAAAAACATATCCAGATCAATTCAAAGATTTAATCGGACTCTCACAAAAACAAAATAAACACCTCTTAATCTCATATCGTGACCACGCCTATCCCACCAAAAGTGAAATCAAATCATTCTTAAAAGACAATTATCAAGAGTCGTCTGTCAAAGAGATTGAAGTAGAGTATCGCTTCGGGAAGAAAGATTCTAAAGCTGGTGGGAAGTATGCGAAGGAACTTCTATTCGTGGCATCTAAACCATTATCCAGTACCAGAAGTAACAGTCAGGAAGCGGAACGATTATGTCATACCACACTCACCTGTGATGCTCATCTAATTTCAAAAGCAAAAGAGGGTGACCCGCAGTTTACTTTTATATTGACTCATGCGGGCACCAATTCCAATGGCGATCATTTTCTTGCAAGTGAGCTCAAAACCAAGCATGAAACCGTTGTTGAGAAGAAAATCGATTTAAAACATTCCCAGGATATTACAGACATTGTTGGTGGTGTCATCTCATCGGAATACAAGGAAGATAATAGCGGTGTAGTGGAATGTGTAGGCGAACTTTATGTACAGGATAATCCCCACGCCCAGCTTGCTTATAAACTCTTGAAAAAAGGGATTATAAAACAGGTGTCGATGGAATGTGATTATGAGGAGGGTGAATGCTCTATTTGTAAAAAAAGGGTTAAAGCAAGATCAGATGATTGCATTCATTTAAAAAAGCATAAGGGAAGAGACTATAAAGGCAAAAAAGTTTATGAGATTTTGCACAACATCACTTTTACCGGTCTTGGATTATTAGACAGAGCCGGTGCGGATGAACATGCAAAAATACTTGCAGTCGCTAACATAAATAAGGAGGACAGTCACATGTCAGAAAACAACAATCCCGATCAAAGCGGGAATAATAAGCAGACAGAAAAGGACACAGGATTGTCCGCACTGGAAGCTAAATACAATGATCAGTCTGAAAAACTCAAAGGACTTCAAAAGGAAGCAGATCAAAAAGATGATCGCATTAAAGAGTTAGAGTCAGAACTGGAAAAAACAGCCAAGGATTTGGAAAAGGCACAGAAGCAAATCGAATCCATGGAAAAGGAAAAACAGGCAGCGAAACAAAAGGCTAAAGCTGAAAGCATCTTGAAAAAATGGGAGTCCATGGGTCGTTCATTTGAGACGGAAGAAGAAAAAGAAAAGGAATTAAAACGTCTTGCCGGTTTAAGTGAAGATGCGTTAGGTGCTATTGAAGAGACCATTGGTTCTTTTGATTCTTTAAAAAGCGAAAAAGCTGAAATAGAGAACAAGAAACAAGAAGAGAAAAAACAATCTCAAGCAAACATGCGGGCAAAAGCAAATGTAAAGCCGGAATCTGTGGATGACGTGGAAGTCACCTTAAAAGATGAATTGAAAAATGGTTTTGTAGCCGCATACAACTCAAGGATAGGAGGATAAGATGTCAATAACAGCATTACATCCAGGACTGGCTTACGGGTCAGCAACAGCAGCAGAAGATTTGACTGCTGGAGAGTTTGTAAAACTCTCTGGAGCAGATCTCTTTTCAAAAGTAATCGATGCGTTAGATAATCCTTTTGGGGTTGTGTATCGTGATGCAGCATCAGGTGAGTATGTCACCGTTTACACCCAAGGCGGTGTTTACGAGACAGAAAGTTTTACTGCAGGCATTACAGCCGGCGATGAACTAGAAGTAAATCCAACTACTGCCTTGCTTCAAAAGGCAACAGATGGTAAGAAAATAGCTCAAGCCATCTCGGTTACCTCAACAGAACTAAAATTCAAACTCGTGATATAGGAGGCGATGATGGAAACAACAAATGTATTAACAACTGAATATATGGATTCAATGGCATCACTTATGAGTCAGGCACTTGAAAGTGATGAAGGCTTGAATGCATTAGCTGCTGCAATCTTACCCCCTGTGGAGATGGAGATTGAGCGGAAAGAGATTTCTTCTCTGCTTCTGACTCGTCACGCATTACCAGCAGGACAACCTGCGAAATATGTGAAACGCAAAGGGGTTAAAGCCTATTGGATCTCTCCTGAAGGAGAAGCTGTTCATTCGGAAGCAAGTAAGGAAGAAGTAGAATTTCCTACGGTCCGAGTTCATTCTGCACCGATTATTGATGTGGCCTCTTTAAAAAACGGCAATGTCTGGGATTTAACAGATCTGCAGACTTCAGCTGGCAGAGAGATCAGAAAGACCATTGATGCATACACACTCAAAACCCTTTCTGAATCAATCCCTACAGAAAACATAATCGAACAGACCGGAACAACCCTTTCTGAAGGTACACTGAATCAGGCAATGAGTATCTTGGAAGATAAGGAACTCACCGTCAAAACTCTTCTGATGCGTGGGGCTCGGTTTAATGATTTACGCAGTTGGGATTTGGATCCGCAAACCAAGAATGAACTCCGTACAAAAGGTGTAATCAAAACATTCGGCGGAGCCAATATATTAACAACCGCTACGGCTGATATGAATGAGATTATCATTTTACCAGACGAAGAGATTGGAAAGATGGCTATTAGACAGAAACTCATTAGTGAGACGGTCAAACAGACCTTGAAGTTCAGAGTTGGCTGGCTGATCTGGATGGAGATTGCTATTGGCATCTTACGTCCTGATCTTTGTGTGAAAATCAAATTGGTGGGTTAAGTCATGATAAAACTCAAAAACCATAGACCGGTTAGGTTGATTGACAATCAAGGTCGCTTTGATTTAAAGCCAGGTGAGACTGTTTCGTTTTCATCTATCCCAAATGACATAAAGGGATTGGTAAAAAATGGATTTCTATTGGAAGTGAAATCAAAGCAAAAAACATCTTCCCCTGAAACGAATCAGGTTGAGATAAACGATGTCAAGACGAATGAAATGGTGGAAGCAAAAGAAGCAGCACCTACTGAAAAGCAAAGTTCTAAATCAGATGACAAATCTGTAAAACGGAACAAAGGTAAATGACCATTAGCAGTTTCATATCAGAGTTAAAACTGCAGATTGATGATACAGCGGATGAGTCGATACTTAACACCGAACAATATTCATCCATTGTATCTCGGTCATTGAATAAAGTGAATGCCACTTTGGGGATGAATTACGAAATCTCAAATGATGAGATTACACCTGATTTGCTTTCAGATTCAAAGGAGTTATTAACAGTTCAGGCTTTGGTTTTTATTGCTGAAACAATGCGAGCCAAGGTAGCCAAGAACTTCTCCTTTAAAAGCGGTGATAAGACCATCGATAAAACCAAGCAGCCGTCCTTCTGGGCGGATCTGCATAAGGATTATTTATCTCGTCTTCACACCCTTACAAAGAGATTAGCTCCTCACTTGGATGATGAGTCTGGATTGCTCTCGGCAGGCAAATTCCCCATCCCGGAAGTCTATGAGGTTTCCAGTGCTTGAGACGATGGATAAACAAATGATGAAATCGGATGTGGAAAATGTCATCCTTTCCTTCGGTAAATCCATGACGGTATATCGGAGTGCTAAAGTCAATACCGGGAGTTTCGCAGGGGGACACAAAACAAATGAAATCACCATTGGCGAATATCCCATTGAACAGAAACTGCTCTCACCCAAATCTTTAACAGAAATCGGGGCTGATCTGGTTATTACTTGCGGAAGTGAAACGGATATTTCCGAAGGTGATCGGGTTGCGATTGAAAATCAAAATTACATCGTAAGTCATATCAATCCAGAGAACGCTTTTGGGGTTGTTACGCACTTGGAAGTGAATCTTGAAAAGAGTGAAAAATAACGAAATAACCACGGATTACACGGATGAACACGGATAAAAGAATTATAATTAAAGTAAAGTTTTTCTCTGTCTCTCTCTGTGGGCTCTGCGGCTAATAAAATGATTGATGTAAAAATAGACTTCAAAGCGATTGAAAAAGCCGAAAAAGTGGTGTCGGGCATTTCTGAACTCATTTTACAAGAGATACAGGAAGGAATAATGGAACTTTCCACTTTGGTAGACAGGCACGCAAAAGAAAAGATCAAAGAACATGGTGCTATCGATCAGGGGCAGTTGTGGAATTCCATTACGATTGTGCCCATAAGTAGAACAGAAGTGATTGTGGGTACGAATGTGTCCTATGCTGCTGCTGTGGAGTTTGGGACAAAAGGACATTGGCTGCATATTGAATCCACTCCCGGATTTAGGGGGTGGATGACCCGTCATGGGATTGATAAAAATAACACCATGGAATTTTTCTACGTTGAACCCAAACCGAGACCCTACATGGAACCGGCTTTTATTCATGGGAAATCAATGGTGCCATCGGTGATTGAAGAAAGGGTTAAGAACGTCATGAATAGGTTAAAATCATTATGATTGTCCAGAGAACATTGGCGGAATACTTAGTCTCTAAAATCACTGGACTGGCTGTGTTTAAAGATGAATTGGCGTTTCAGGAAAGTCCCCAATATCCTTACATGCTTACGAGTTTAACCGGAAACAAAAGAGAATCATTAGGTGCAGGAACCCGGGATTGGAAAACAGAAACAGTTGAAACAAAAGTTTACCTAAACGAGCAATCCATACGGTTCACATTCAGGGTTGTATCCACGGACGATAGAAACGGAAATGAGATTGTAAGTGATCTGGTTAGAGTTGCAGATGAATTTTTAAGACGGTTAACTAGGGAATCTGGAATCACGTTAACGGATTCTGTGACGGAGCTTCCAGTAAGGATTGCATACGCAGAATATCAAACCGAGACGGATATTCAGACCATAACAGACAAACTTCCTGTGGTGTATCAGAAATCAATTACATATCTGCTCAGGGTTGTGGATCCGTCAGTAATACCTATTGAGTCAATTCCGTTTAACAATCTTTCAATCTCTAAATAGAAGAGGAAATAATTATGGCAAAAAAGAAGACCAATACAAAAATGACCTTTCAGTTCTGGGTTGATCTTTATGAGATAAAACCCAATGTAGCTGAAGGTGTTAAAGAAGCTGTCAGTGTTACAAATACAACGCGTATGACAGAAAACGAATTTAAAAATGTCATAGACGGCTGGTTAGCTGCACCGGTAAAAGGAGAGAACAATGGTTAGAATTATTCCAGACTCTTATACGGAGTATTTATCAGGAAAAGTGATTGTGCCGCCTACCTTGCCAAATATTGAAGGCAAGATGGGATCTGCTGGCGGTGGTGAGATTAATAAGGTATATGTGGTTGGTGATAAACAGACAGCCAAAACCATCTTTAAATCAGGTGAATTATTGAAGGCATTGGAAGAATCCTTTAATGCAGGAGCTTCCTTGATCTATGCACAGCGGATCGGACCCGCAACCCATTCAGAAATTTCGCTGAATGATTCCAGCGGAACTCCCACGATTAAACTCTCATCAATCGAACCCGGGATTTATTTCAATGGGGTTGAAGTGGATGTAATAGATGACGGCACATCCATTACGCTGACCATCTTAAACAACCATACAGATGAAGAGATTAATTTCATTGGCGATAATGTGATTGATTTAGCAGATGGCATAAATGCCAATCAAACTTTGGTTTTAGCTCAAGCGATTGGTTCAGCATTGCCTGCTGCCGTGTCGCCTACTTTTATGACAGGCGGAACAGATGGCGTTGATTTAACGAACGGTGATTACATAGATGGATTAACTGTTTTTGAAAATCATCCTGAGATTAACTGGCTGCACTGCGTTGGAGCAGACTCGCTTCCTCTTTGGACTGCCATTACAACCCATTGTGATTATATGGTGCGGGAGAACTTATCAGAACGTTTTGCATTACTTGATCCACCAAGGTTTGATCCTTTAAATCCAAACAAACCAACTTTCACCGAAATCCAATCTTATGTGGATACGGTTACTGCCATGACCGACACATTTTCCAATCGCAATGCAGTCGTCATTGCAGGTGAAGGGAAATTCGTCGACAGTGACGGCAATGAATATGTAAACAGATTAACGGCTACACTATCCGGAATCATGGCTTCGATACCCTTACAGAAATCACTTATTGGTGAAGATATTTCTACAGTTATTGGACTATATCCGGAGTTCAACCCTGCCCAATTCACACAGTTTATCCAGAGTAAAATCAACTTTGGACGGTTAGAACCGGGAGTGGGCTTGATTGTGGGACATTCGTTGACATTAACACCCCTTGGAGATACCTATAACCGCATTGAAAAGCTTCGAGCTATCTACTATGCAGGGAAGCAGACCAGGCTTGCTGCATTTCCCCATGTAGGGAAACCCAATGATTCGGCAGGGGAGGGATTGGCACTTTTGGAAGCGGATTTACGCACGCCATTAGATCTTATGGTAAACCATGGGCAGATTGATACTTATGAGATTGAAGTTGAATCGGATGATACCATGAGAGCCTTGGGAGAAGTGGTGGTTCGTCTGGCTGTTAACTCCATGAAGGCCATGGAGATTATTTTATCAAAAGTAACTTTGGATTAGGAGGAAAATTAAATGGCAATTGAAGCATTAAGCGGACTGGTTGATGGTATAGCAGGTAATTCTGTCTCTCTTTTTGTTAATGGCATTAAGGTGATGGCATTAAAGAATTTTAACTGGAAAGTAAAACAAGATAAAACGGCTTTAACCGGAGCCGGGAACGCAAAGGCTCATGGCGTTACCAGATCATTTCATAAAGAATACGAGATTGATTTTGAAGTGAAAGAGATTGCATCGGGAGTGTTGGTCAATGCTCTGGAAACAGCAGCAAATATCTTAACAGGAACTAAGCAGTTTAAGATTGGAGATGTGATAGCCAATGATCTTTTGGATGTTCACAATGCCACTATTGTGGTGTTCTATCCGGGAGCAGTGGCTTGGAAGAGTAAGGTATTCACCGGCTGTGAGTTTACGGATCAAGAAGGTGGGATATCCGATGATGGGGAACCGATTGGGATGAAGGTATCCGGCTTTGCATTAGATGCGAAAGGATTGTTTTAAGATGGAAATCTGGCAATTGGGATTTGGGATACTGCAGACAGTCATGCTGGTCGCCTTAGGCTGGTTTATCAAACTGTTAACTCTTTTTCGCAATGATCTTCGGGTTTTGGAAGGGCGCATTACGAGACTTGAAAGACTGCAGGACGTAGACGAAGAGAAGTGGAAAAACATACGTGAGATTATTGACTTGGGGTTTAAGCATATCGAAAAGATGATAAACCGATTGGAAAAGAAAATTGAAAAATAAAAGGAGCAGATTATGAGTAATGACCAAAGCAAAATAATTAAAGAACTGAAAGAAAAGTATCCCCAGAACTTATTTCAGATTGAAATACCGGGGGATGATGGGCTCTATATCGCCAGAGAGTGCAGTTGGAGTGAGTTTGCACCCTTTGTTCAGACGGATAATCTTAATGCCGATATGCTTCCGAGTCTCGTGAAAGCCTTCCTGGTCTATCCAAAAATAGAAGATCAAGATTTTGAGTACAACACCACAGGCAAGTGGGCACCGGGCAAGATCATTACATTGGCACAGAAGATTCAAGAAGCATTGGGATACAGTGAAACTGCTACGGTAAAAAGCCTGGGAAACTCGTAAAGGAAGTTGACAAAACTTCCTATCTGCAAATGAGAGCGGTGATCTGTATGAAATTTCCAGCTTATACTTTTGAAACAGTGGATAGTCTACCCTTATCTCGCGTGATGGAAATCTATGCCTCCTGCCAGTGGTTAAGTGATCAGGAAAAGAAAGCAATTGATGAAGCAAAAAGGAAAATGAGATAATGGCTTTCGGAAGCGGATTTACACAAGCGATCAATATTAAACTCATTGGTTCTTCTAATCTGAAGAACTCCATGGGCGGGGCAGCGAAAGATGTTCAAAAGTTAAAATCTGCTCTTACGGATCTTCGATCAGCAGGCTTAAAACTCATGGGTGTGGGTGTTGGGATTTCAACTGCATTTATCGGTCCCATTGTGCAAGCTTCCAAGTTTAACACGCAATTGGTACGAACCGGAAAACTGGCAGGTGTGGGTGCAGATGAGATGAAAATCTTGGGTGATGTGGCCATGGAACTCGGTGCCAAGACATTATTTACAGCTCAACAGATTGCCATGGGACAGGAAGAATTAGTTCGCTTGGGATTTGGTATGGAAGTGGTAGGAAACAAAGCTGGAGCATTCGGTGAAGTATTGAATTACGCTTCAGCCCACCAGATTGAGATGAATGATTCTGCTCAAATGCTTATCGGAACACTCCGTTCATTTAATCAGCCATTGACAGATGCACAAAAAGTGTCCGATATGTTTTCAACAGTGCTTTCCAAGACCGGATTTTCCATGGATGGGTTGACTGAAGCGTTAAAAATGGCAAATACATCCATTCCAGCCTTTAATCAATCTATCGAGACACAGCTTACGCTCCTTGGAATACTCGCCAACAGGCAGCAGGGATCCAGTATTGGAGCTCGCAGACTTTCCACAGCAATGACCATGATTTATACCCAGCAGGATAAGATTAATAAACTCTTCGGAACAGATACATTCAAGGTTTATGACGAAGCCACAGGCAAACAGAAAAACTTTATTGATGTGATTTTTGACATGAAAAAAGCGATGAAAAGTTTTTCAGATGAACAGCAGGCGGTAATGTTAAAAGATTTAGTGGGAACGATTGGACTTAAAGGATTAGTCCCTTTACTCAAAGCCCCGGTAGAAGAATTTAAAAGATTAGGGATTGCGATAAATGAGGGTGCGATTTCTACATCAGGTTTTGCTGATGCGGTGCGGAAAACTCCCAAGGGGATGTGGCTCTTAATGAAATCCGCCATCTCCGGTGTGACCATGGAGATTGGTCAGCATTTAATGCCAATCGCAACAGCCACCATGAAAATTATTACCATGCTCTCTGACAAGTTTTTAGGATTTATGAAAGCACATCCGATTTTAGCCAAAGTCGTTCTAATCTCAACTGCTTTACTTGGTGTTTTGGCACTTTTAAGTGGTGGATTATTTCTTGCTACTTCCATGTTGGGTTTAATGATGACATCCACATCCGGTCTTACCACATCCCTTATTTCAATGGCAGCCACCATGACAGGAACAAGCGTTAGCAGTATGACCTTATCCACAGCATTAGGGGTTCTCTCTGGCGTATTGTGGTCAATATTGTGGCCGATCGGAGCAATTGTTCTGGGTGCAATTGCACTCTACAAAGCGTGGCAGCATAATTTTTTAGGACTCAAAGATGTGGTGGATGCAGCATGGACCGCCATTAAGCCTTTCTTTATTTGGATAAAAAGTACATTTACAATGATTTCGACTTGGGTGAAAGCAGGGATTGGTTCCATGATTAAATCCATCCGTGATTGGTATCAAAGTTGGAATTCATCCTTCACCGGCATGAAATCTCCCCTCATGGCTTTTGCCGGTCTGGTGGCATACGTGGTGGGATTTATTGTCGGGATATTTAAAAGAGTTTTTTCTGCTGTAAAACCATACATCATGCCTTTGTTTAAGTTTCTTAAAACAGGATTTAAAGGAGCATTTCAGATTGTAACGGGAATCTTGAAAACGTTTTTCAGCTTCTTTTCAGGCATTTTCAAAATTATAGGCAGCATCTTAAAAGGGGATTTTTCAGGAGCCTTGGATGCTGCCAAAGATATGGTTAAGGGGATGGTGGCTGGAATAAAGACCGCTTTTACAGGTCTTTGGAATCTGATTAAAGGGGTACTGGGATCTATTTACAATATCTTCAAAATTACTTTTGTCGGTGCCTGGAATTTAATTAAAGCTGCCGTATCAGGGGTGTGGAAGGTGATAAAGAATGTCTTCTCTTTTATCTGGGATGGAATCAAATGGGTGGTGTCAGGAATAAAGGATGCAGGTGAGAAGATTTTATCAGCACTGGCCACACCGTTTCAGGCAGGCTGGGAGTTGATAAAGTCGGTTTTTAATGGGGTTAAAAGTTTCTTTTTATCCATCTTTTCTCCTGTGTTTGAATGGCTCTCTTCCACTTGGCAATCCATCGGCAACACCATATCAGGAGTCTGGAACAGTGTTACAACTGGTTTTAATAGTTTCAAGGAAAGTATAACCATCGGTGTTTCCTTTATTGCAGACTTTTTTGTCTCTGCATTTACCTCCATTAAAAGCACCGTATTAACCATCTTTAACGGAATATCGGATGCAATCTCCGGTGTGTGGAATGGGATTAAATCCATGTTCACAAATTCCATTAACTGGGTGATTGATAAGGCAAATTCTTTAATTGGTGGTGTAAACAGTGTAACCGGGAAGGTTGGGATTCCGGCTATACCAGAGATTCCGAAACTGGCGGTTGGTATAATGGAAGTACCGCAGGATATGCTGGCTGTCATCCACAAAGGTGAGGCGGTGATTCCTGCAGATCAGAATCCATTTAAGACCGGTTCAAATTTGACTCAATCTGTTATCAATAACACCGCTTACAACCAGCAGCAGACAAAGTCTGTTTATATTGATCGTTCTGTAAAGGAAAACACCATTTACGTTTCAGCAGACGGAGGAAACCCGGAAGATTTTAAATCTAAACTGATGGATGTGTTTGAAGATTTAGCTGGTAAGTCAGACAAATTGGAAATCGCTATACCATGAGTCTTTTTACAGAACTAAAACCGATTCAGAGCAACAACACATATATGGAAGTGATGCTCGGTGGCGTAATACTTCCTGTTCCACCCAAGAGTATGAAAATTAAGCAATCCATGAAGGTGGATGAGATTGAGATTCCGGGAAGAAGCGGAAAAGTCAAACAACCCATCGGCTATGAAGATAGTGAAATCACACTCTCATTAGAAATCCCTGCCACCTATGAAAACGGCAGAATCAAAGAAAAAGCACCAGACAGATTTAAAGCGATTCAGAGTTTATTCAGGGGCAGTAAAGATACAAAACCACAGGCGGTTGATATTGCATCAACTCTCACTGAAACGATCGGAATCAAGCAGGTCTTAATCAAATCTGTGGAAATATCCGATAGCACCATGGATCTGGTGTCTGTGAATTTGACTCTGTCCGAATATGAATCCATTGAAGTTCAACTGACACAACAGGCTCAAGAATTAGAAGCAAAGGCAGAAGCGGAGGCAAAAGGCGAAGAAGCGATTGCCGGGGATGAAAATTTAAGTGAAGCCTTGGGAAATCCAGATAATGATTATCTGTCAGAGCAATATGAAGCAGGGAAGTCTGATGCAATGGGTGGTGAGTTTGATGGCGATTCTCCAGTTGAGGACACAGAATAATGCAATACCCGGGGATAAAAGTAATAGTCAATGAAAAAGAAATCAGTCCTGTGGTGATTCGGTTTGAATTATCATCATCTTTGTATGGTGAGATGGATTCAATGTCTCTTTCCTTTAGGGATGTGGATAATACAATTGCACCCGATCTCACAAGAGGTGATCCAATCAAAATCTCTTGGGGATATGACGAAAACTATGAAGATTTATTTGAAGGAGTGATTTCATCAATTAATGTCCAAAAGGAAGATGTCATTTTAAAAACATTAGACTATTCAGTTGGGTTTAATTCTATTTCTGTCTCACAAACATTTGTAGAAGAGACTGCTTCAAACATTTTAAAATCTGTTCTCTCTGAATCAAATCTCACATTGGAGATTGAAGAGTCTGACCTGGCTTATAAAGTGTTTCCGATCTTTAATGAATCTGCCGCTTCCATTTTACAAAAAATCACGAAAGATGTGGAAAAAGAGACAGCAGTCCCCCAAGTCTATTTCACGCGTGGAGATACATTCATTTGGAAATCTTTGGATATAACCACAACATCTGTGATAAGATTTACCACAGGTGAGAATATTGTCGAGTGGGTAGAAGGGAAAAAACTTACTACACTCATCGTTCCAGTCTTTACAGGGGACATAATCACAATAAACGAATCTGATTTTTTAGTGGAATCTGCCAAATATGTTTGGGATAAGGGCGGTAGAACAACCCTTGGGGTGAGTGCAATATGATTGAAGCATATCTAAAAAAGATTATCGAACGGATTAAGCCTGATATTGGTTTGTATGTAAAACAGCCGATTAAGGGGAAAGTGGTGGCGGTTCAGCCGGATACATACACCTGCGATGTGCAGCCTGAAGACGAGACTCATCCGGTCATTCCATTGGTAGAGATTTTATCAGTCTGGGCAACCCCAATCACTCGTCTTTTGGCATTACCAACTGTTGACAGCATTGTGATTGTGGGATTTTTAGATGGAGATAATGCAAAGCCGTTTATTCAAGGCTTTATCACAGAGACAGGGTTTTCCAATCAATTCTTAATCGAAAGTGAAACTTCCAGAATCTTTCTGGATGAAGATGGAACGGTCACAATAGAGAGTGACACAAAAGTCAATGTCAATGCACCAGAGATTAATTTAGGCGAGTCCGCATCTGAAGCAGTCATAAAAGGTAATACGTTTCAATCACTTTTTAATGCTCATACACATGGGACAGGGGTTGGTCCATCCACACCTCCGATTCAACTTTTAACAGGAGCAGAACTTTCTGGAGTTGTCAAATGCGTATAAGCCCCCATTTTCAATTAAAAGAGTTTACAAAGTCAAAAACGGCTGATGAGAAGAAGATCAATAACACCCCATCAGTGGAGCAGATAAAAAATATTACAGCACTTTGTAAAATTGTATTAGAACCTGTCAGAAAGAACTTTGGAATGCCTATTTATATCACAAGCGGATACAGGTCAAAAGAATTGAATAAGGCTATTGGCGGTTCACTTTACTCTCAACACATGAAAGGGGAAGCAGCAGACTTTGTGGTGAAAGACATTCCTACGCCCAAGGTGTTCGATTATATCGTTTCTCATAGCATCTTATTCGACCAATGTATTTACGAGATAAAAGGAAAGTCAGAGTGGATTCATATTTCTCATAAAAGAAACAGAAAAGAAAAATTAAAAGCAAGTCTGGATGAAACAGGAAGGATGGTTTATCATGCCGTTAAATAAATCAAGCTTGGAGTCAGCTATAAAAACTGCTCTTACTTCATCTGAAGATAAAACGATGGATGAGACGGCAGAACAAATCGCCACAGCTATTGATGAATACATTAAATCAATGACAATAACGGTAGCAGGTTTGGCCACAGCTGGGACGGCAGTGGCACAAGCTCAAACAGCACCTGTTGTGGCAACCATAACATAAATACTAATAGGCCACGGATTACACGGATGAACACAGATAAAAGAATTGTAATAAAAGTAAAGTTTTTCTCTGTGGACTCTGTGGCTAATAATAAAAAGGATAAATAACATGGAAGATTGGTTTTCAATTTATAACGGATTGTATCTCATTGTTCTCATTTTAGGAGCAGTGGCCACACTCGTCACAGCAAAATACAGAAAGGTTGTAAAAGAACTTTCTGAATTGACGGTTGCCTTAAAAAACGGATATAGTGACAAGAAACTGACCAAGGCAGAAAAAGATGAAATCATGAAAGAAGCATTGGATGTGGTTAAATC